TTAACAAATTGGATGTTTAAATCGTCTGTAAATCTAGAAGCAAATCCTAATTGTTTGCCTAATGCTATATTTGCTTCAACTAATCTAGCTGTGTTAATAGCAATATCACCTGATGATACAGCTATATCATTAAAATTTTGTCTTACTTCACGAGCTTCATCTCTACTTAATACTAAATTCTTTTGAATTTTAGTAACTTGATCAGATATACTAAAAGCAAATTTCTTAATTGCATTAAAAGCCGCAACTAATGGAGCCATTAAAGTAACTGCTTCTTTAATACCTGAGGTGAATGTTTTAAAATTATTGCTTTGTAATTTACCTAGTGTGGTTTGTTCTTTTAATGCTTGCAAAAGTGCCTCAGCATCAGCAATTTGATCTTCATAAAGCTTTTTTAAAGCAGCATTATTTGCAATAAGTTCTTTTACTTGTTGTAATTCTTTTGTTTTTTGTTCTATTTGTTTTTGAATAGAAACTTCTCCTCTTTCTAAAGCACGTGTGTATTGATCCTGATCTTTGATTTGTTCTCTAAGGTCTTTTATGCTTTCTTTTATACCTTTACGTTGGTAGCTATGTGCATTATTAAGTTCTTGTTGTTTTATTTTTAATCTGTCTTGCAAAGTGTCCATCTTTGTAAGAGCATCAAGTATATCATTTTGCTTTTTTGTTCTATCTTGTTCAAGAGTATTTAATTTCTTTTGAAGAGTATTTTGTGCTGCTATAAACCTATTATTTTTTTCAAAAGATTTACCACTATTATTTATATAGTCATTATATTTTTGTGCAAGGACTTGTAACTGTTTTTCAACGTCAATTTGTTTTACTTTTCCTGTTGCTACTTTTCTAGCAAGTTTTTCTGTAGATTCTAATGCTTGTTTATATTTGTCAACTTCTTCAATTAATTTTTTATTTGCACTAGTAGAAAGATTAAGACTTGAAGGAAGTTTACTTACTTGATTTGAAAGTTGTTTGGCTAAGTTAACAGATTCTTTAAGAGCATTATTGTATTGGTTTAATGCCTCTTGTGTATCCTGTATTTCTTTTTTATCTGGAGCGTTATCTGCCATAATAGTATGTTACTGATATAAATATTGAAAGCACCTTATTTTTTAGGTGCTTTCGCAGTATACGTTGGATTTATGTTGGGTTTGGCTATTTTTGCTGTTTGGGACTTTAACGATTTTTGTTGCTTTTCAGCATCTTGTGCCTGTTTTTCATAATGTGTTCTTATTTGATTATAAATAAAATCACGATATCTTATAGGCATGTTGTAAATTGTGTCCCAATCATATCCACCTTGACCGTAAAATACTATTTCGTGTACGCGTGAAAAAACGTACTCCCTATATTTAGGCGTCAGGCCAAAAAAAGTTAAGTCCGATTGGTATAGTCACGCCCTCCTGTACGTAACCATCTTTCTCAATAGTAATTGTTGTTTCAATATCTGGAGATATTTCGTTGTAGTATTTTTTAAATGCTCTTGAATCAGGAGCGAGTAAATAATTGTCTACAAAATCGCGAATTGATGCTTGATCTGTTTTTCCATTGATAGAAACAATCATGTGTTTTAAGCGAGTAGTATTTTCAAACGAGCCGTTTGCATCAGTTTTTAATAAACCTTTAACTTCGGCATCGATTGCTTTTTCATCTTTACCTGTTAATAACTTAAATGTAATTACATTTCCTGATTGAGGTAAAGTAAATTTAAATTCGTTTTTGCCTTTTTCAAACAATGATTCGTCTATTTCTTTTTCCTTAAGTAATGTTAAATCAACGTTATAGTCTTCGTCTTTACCCGTTGATTCATTTCTAAACTTAATTGGATAATCTTTACCGTATCCTAAGATACGAGCTGAAAACAATACAGCGTTTTTGTCACCTACAATTAAATCATCAATATCAATTGGTGATACAATAAGTGATTTTAATAGCTTATCAATTGCTGTGCCTTGTTTAATGAAGTTGATGTTGGTTAATATGTCTTCATGTTTTGCAGTCATATAAGACATTTCAATTTCGCCTTTAGCTAGCAATGATGTTTCGGGATATACAAGACCTTTTGATGGTAGTGTAACCGTTTCTGTTGGGATTTTTAAATCTGCCATATAACATTTTAATTTGTGTATATATAAATATAGCAAAATAAAATTTTTAGCAAAAAGAAACCCGACATTTCTGTCGGGTTCTCCTCCAACGAGTGATTACACCTTATCACTCAATTATTTTTTAGGGCCAAAGTTTTTTAATTTAGCTAAATTAGCTGCTCTTTCTTTAGGGTCATACCCACCTGATGATTTTTCTCCTTTAACAGAATCAGCATAATCTTTATCCATTTTACTGGTATCATCAATATATCCTGCTGTTCCTTTAGATTTAGTTACACCACCCATTTGAGCTGTATTGTGGATATTTTCTTTTATTTTCTTATAGGCTTCAGCTAATTTTTTATACTTAGCTTTAGCTGCTCTTTCACCAGCAGCATATCCAGCACCGTAGGTTTCTTCTTCACCTTTGTCTTTTTTATCAACACCTTTCTCACCTTTATCTACGCGTTGGAATTCGCTGTATTTTTCTGCTAATACTTCTGCGATGCATTCTTGTACTAATGATTGTAACTCTTGCTTCTTCATGATAGTATTAGTAGTTTAAGATGCAGTAATCCATTCCGATAGTCATGGTAAGGTTTACAGCTTCAGTGTATGTAGACCAATCGTAATCATCAAAGTTTGCAGTCTTAATGAAAGCACCTTTAACAATCCACTCAGATACTACGTCACCTACTGGACCTAAACCATTGAAGGTTAAATCTTTCTTATAGAAGTCAGAATAACCAGCACGGCCAGTTACTGATTCGTATGCCAAACGAGCCCATTCCATTACAGCCTGAGCGCCTGATGGTGCGATAGGATCAAACAAGGTGAAAGTCATATCACCCCATAATCTCTTACCACTACGAATTTTTCTATAAGTGTTGATGTGATCTAAAATAATTTCACCATCATCGAAGTTTACGGCACTAACACCTTTTACAATATATGATGGAATACCGTTTATGTACATAATGAACCTGTTAGGAACTTTAGGTTCATACTGTGTAAACATAATTTCGTTTGCGTCTAATACAGGCATGTTATGTTGTATTTAATATTTGTTTGTTATAAATATTTCTTAGGCAGGGAATTCAACACCAGTTGGTAAAATGGTGAAATCTAATATTACGAATTCAGCTGTCTTAGTTGGTTGAATATAAATTTGACCAATTAATTGATTACGATCTACAACATCTGGTGTGTTATTAGATTCATCCATTACTACTTTGTAAGCAAATAAACCTTGTTTTTGTACTACATTATCAAGGTATGGATTTACTTGGTTTAAGAATGCATTTCTTGTAACAGCAGTATTTTGTTCAAATACTAAGCTACGACCTACACCACCAATGAATGATTTTAATTGAATTAATAAACGACGAACGTTTACACGATCAAGAGCAGATGCTTTTTGTTGCAATGTCTTTTGACCAAATACTACAACACCTTCTCCAGGGAATGTAGCTAATGGGTTTACGTTGTCTGCGTATAAAGTATTTCTGTCGTTTAATGATAATTTTCTTTCTACTTTAACTACATTTGGAATACCACCTCTAGTTACACCAGCTGGAGCAAACCAAGGAGCACTTACTTCATCAGTGAATGCAAATACACCACCCATTAATACTGAAGCAGGAACCCATACTAATTTACCCATTGGAGCACTAAATACTTGACACCAAGGCCAGTATGTAGCTGCATAGCTAGAGTTAGAAGCATTAGCTGCTGTTGCAGCACCTACAATTGTACCACCGTAAGGAACAGTATCAACTACTGCTAAAGCATCAGCTCTACCTTCACAAACAGCAATTGGATCAGCGTTATTAGCACCTAAATTGATTGCTGAGTTACCACCAGCTAAGAATAAACCTGGAGTAAATAATAAATTGAATTGATATTCGTCTGTGTTTGATAATAAACTTAAAGCAGGAGCATAGTCAGCTGTAGTGAAACCTTGAGCGTTTGTAACACCACTAATGATGTTTTCAAACATATTTCTTACTAAGTTTGTATCTACAACACCACCATTGAAAGCACCATTTACTGAACCACTTCCAGGGTTTGGTAAGCTTGAGCTGTATTGAGCAGCTTGATAAGTACCGTTGTTGTTAAATGTACCGAATTGAGCTTGAGGAACAGTAGCTACTCTGATGTATCTTGATTGGTTAGCAAAATCACCACTGTAATCAACATATCCTTGACCATCAGTTGTTGAATAAGTGTAAACTGGTTTTTGATCACCAATTACACGAGAAATATAGTTAGGTTGATTAACATCCATAGACAAGTTAGTCCATGTTTCCAAAATATTCTTTTGGTTATTATTGTCATTACCACTTCTTACTAATAGTGTAAATGTACCGTTAGTGTAGTTAACATTGCTAACTTCCCAACGTACGTTATCAGCACTACCACTTGGTAAAGCGCCAGATACTACAGTACCACCTTGGTTGTTCATTTGAGCACCCCAAGCTAATGTTTCTAAAGTAAAGCTAGTTGCTAATGAACCACTTGAAGGTGCACTTGCTGATGCAAAACTTGATAACGCTGAACTTCCTGTTCCTGCATTTGTAATTCTGGTTACTAATAAAGTATTACCACCGTTTTCAAAGTAATTTCTTGCAGCGATTGAAGTGAAATATTCTGAATCACCGCTAGTTCCATTGTTGAAAGTGCTACCAAATTTAGCAACATAATCGCTATAAGTGGTAACTACAGTTGGAACATAAGGAATACCGTTAACAGTTGGGCCTACAATAGCGGCACCAACTACGATAGGACCTTGTGATACTGCGCTTTGGTCATTTTCGTTGGTATATACACCAGGAGAGATAATTGCTTCTGCCATTTGTATTTTTATTTAATTTTGATAGGTTTTGTCTATCTATAAATATTCTAAAACCGTTACAAAACTAAACTATGGTTATTTGAGTTCGCCAGTTTCTAGATCTACTTGTTTATAACCGTATTTATCTCCTAATTTGTTGCCAATTGCGGTTTGTTTTTCAATCAAAACATTAACATGGTTTAAAAGATCAATTTTTTCGCCATTTAATGTGTCAAGTTGTTTTTT